CCCGGGACATTATGGGCGCTGTTTTGAGTGGTAAGCAATTTGTCGGAATTCCGTGCTCTAAGCGCGCAATGGATTTGCAGCGTCTGCAGCAATTCACGTTTGCTGCTGGTAAAGAAACCCCGCCAGAAGCCCTCTCTACCTACTTCAGTGCTCCAAACTTTGTTGTTGGTGAAGACTCCACAAAAGACTTGGATCAGATTGCCCAGGATCTCAATCTTGTTAAGGCAGAAAAGATTGGAACTGGTGCCCTTGTGGTGCACCGATCGGTTTTTGAAAAGTTCCAAGAAGGCTTCCCTGGTCGCGTCTACCTTGAGCCAGATGGAACTAAAAAGGAAGACCGAAACAAAGCTCCAATTGAGACATTTGAATACTTCCGATATGCCCTTGACAAGGATGGATTTTTTATCGGTGAAGACTTCATGTTCTGCAATGACTGGAAGTCTTTGGGCGGGGAAATCTGGTTGAAAGTTGATGCCATTACCCGCCACTACGGCACCACGCATTTTACTTGGGATGCTGCTGCTATCGCCCCAGTTGCTGCTAACGTTCCGGCAGAGGAGAACTAGACCTCCGAGAACGCTTGCAGCCCATGTTGTAGGCTTCATTTAGCAGCTTCCTAGGAATCATCGCCCTACCGTCTACAAACTTGTAGGCGTGCCCAGAAGAGAACGTAATTAGCCCATCAAATGGGCCAATGACCTCTACGCGCCTCATGGGATCGTACGCAGCGGCAGCATCAAGCATGACTTTCCGTGCCATCTGGTACATGTTGTCGTTATCCATTTTCTCCCTCAATAGAAAGGGGGCCGGGCTTTCGCCCGACCCCCTTTCAGCCTAGATCGTCAGTTGACGATTAGACGGTTACGCGAATCTTCGCGTTGAACTGAGGAGCCTTGTTCGCAAGACCGAACATCACATACATGATGTAGAGGCGCGAAAGGGCACCGTTCACACCGACTGGGATCTCAAGGGTCGTGATGCTGTCCGCACCGAGGTACGGCATGCTCCACGCATCCTCGTCAATCACATACATATCGCGGTAGTTCGCCGTTGTAGGCGAAGTGACCGTGTATGAACCGATGGAGTCACCAGCGACCGCAAGGATCGGAAGTGCGCCAGCGGCGGTGACGACCTGCCCGAACGTCGCGCCTGCAGCCTGATCGGCCTGCGCAGGGGCGTTGTAGCGGACAAGGTTTGTCAGCTCATTGACAAGACCGGCATAGTCCGTTGGCGAGCAAAGGATCGCCGATGGATTACCACCGTTGTCAAGAACCGAGGCAACAGCCGAGTTGATCGTCGCGAGATAGGCAGCAGTGCCCTTCGTCGCGGTGATCCCGTTCGTGCCTGCTCCCAAGAGCTTGCGGAGACCGTCAAACCCGTTCGCGTCATACGCGCCGAGCTCTGTTGCCGCGCCAGCACCTGTGCTGTAGGTCGCGTTGCCCTGGAAGAGCTGCTTCTGGAGCTTGTGGGCGATGGCTGTAACACCACCGGCAAGCTCTGACGAAAGACCGTTGAAAGGCGAGCCACCCTGTGTAAGGGCGAACTGGCTCTTCAGCGTGACACCACGGCGGGTCGCCAGGACGCCAACGTTGGTCGTCTGTCGGGCGTACGTCGAGGCATCATCGGTCACGGTGCCGGTTTCCGTCTGGAAGACGGCGTCACCGTAAGCGGTCTGCTGGTTGAACGCGTGCACGAGACCGTTTGCCGGCTCCTTGCGGATGCGCTCAAAGAATGGGAATCGCTTTACGAACAGCGAATAAAGGATTGGCTCAAGGTCCTGACGAATAAGGGCGGCTCCGCCGCTGCTGTCAAGAACCTTCGCAATGTTCGGGTTGGCCATAGCAAGACGATTGAGGACATCAGCCGAAGCCTGCTTCCCTGTCTCACGACCAGCCTGAATATCAAGAGCCTCGCCGAGTTCGCCTGTGCTCATCTTGCTGAACTTCTTGCGAAGTTCGCGCTGGACGGCATAAGCTTCGGCGACGTTGAGATCATCACCAGCCTCGCGGCTGACGATTGAGGACTCGTTCAGGGACTCAAGGCCCTTCTGAACGTCCTGCAGCTTCTCGCGAAGTGCGTCGCTCATAATTTTTTACTCCTGTGCGTCAAGAAGACGCGCGATGAATGGGTCAAGCCATGGGGCCATCTCACCATTCGTGGATTTTGCCGATGTACTAATTGCCTGCTTTCGTCCCATTGGGATGTTGATCATGCGACCAACAAGATCCATGGCCTTGGCAAGCTCTCCCTCGACCTTGGCCTTCTCTGCGGACAGTTCGGTCAAATCAGCCTTAACGGCTACGACCTCCTGCTGCGCAGCGATGGCTGCATCGAGTGCCGACTTTGCAATGGCAGCGACCTCCTCCAGAGAGGTAGCGGCTTCAGCAGCGGCAGTCTCAGCCGAAACTGCCTCAACGGCAGGCTCAGCAGCAACATCTTCAGCGGCCACAACAGCCACATCAGACTCAGAAATTGGGGCCTCAACCACAGGCTCGCCGTCCTTCTTGACGCCGAGACCAGCAAGGACCGCATCGCGATCCTCATCGGTGAGGTTGGAAAGAATGTCATTGATTCCTGTGAGAACCTGATCGCTCACGCCACTCTTGAAGCGTGGGCTTACATTGTCCTTATCTGACGCTGGCTTTGCCGCCTCGGCAGGCTTTGGAGCCTCAGCAGGTGCTGGGGCTGGAGCTGGCTCAGGTGCGGGAACAGGGGCTGGAGTTGGGGCAGGAGTTACCTCAATGCCCTTCTCTACAATCTCTGCACCACAAGCGCACTCGCCCTCGGCGCAATCGCAAGCCTTATCAGCAGAGGCAAGAACCTCTTCTGGCTTTGTCTCTGTCTCAGGCGCAGCCTCTGGGGCTGGCTGAGCGGCAACGGCAGCGCCGTCGCCTTCCGTGCTGACCGTAACGGTCACACGGGTCTTCTTCTGCTCAAGATCTTCCACGGACTTTTTCTCCTCTTCTGGATTGGTAATTTCAAGACCCGGAACCGTTGTGGCATCCGGCTTCTTCTTACCAGGCTTCTTCTCAAGGTCTGGAGCAACCTTCAACTGGGAAGCATTGAATCCCATGAAGTCATTGCTTGGCTTATGGCTGCCGTCCGGCTGGGGAACCCAAACACGAACAAGAACCGCAGGGTCTCCAGACTTGGAGGCAACGGTTTCCTTTCCAGGCGGAACCGTCACCACGCCATCCTCAACAACCTGCTCAACCTCGCCGACACCGTCGGCACCTTCAACCTGAGTCCAAGACACATAGTTTCCCATCTCAATCTTGGACGCCTTGGTTACTTCCACTTCCTCAGACTTCTTGCCCATCTTTGCCTCATAGGCATCAATGACGGCACGAGCCTTATCCAGAACCTCTTGTGGGGCTCCGGTATTAGGAAGCCGGCTTGCTGCTGCGCGGAGACCAGAAGGGATGACCTTCAAGGAGCCGTCTACAACATCAGCAAAAGGAAGCTTGTATGAACCCTTAAGGTCAGGAGCTGCGGCATCGTGGACAAGGAATGCCTTGGCAGCCATTGCCGCATCTGGCTTGTCCCCGTCAAACCCTGCCCATGAGAAAATGCGAGCCTTAGCAGCCGCGCCATCCCATGCCCGACCAGTTTCTGCAATTGGAAGGTCGCGCGCCGCGCCCACAACCCAATGCATTCCAGCCTTGTAGGCGTCCTGCTGCTCAGGCATATCGCCCGGAACTTCAGGGGTTTCAGCTGGTTCTGGCTCAGCCTCTTCAGGCGCAAGGGATGCGCGAAGCTGCCATGACCACTTCTGATGCATATCCTGGCGCTCAGCGAGGAAGTTCAAGACTCCCTGCTGATTGATCTTTGTTGCTTCATTGATGCAAGAAACAATCTGATCAAGCAACGCCTCGTTGGCGGCATAAACCGCCTCGGCAAGGCTTTCTGGATCGTTGTCGTCAGCAACAGTTTCTCCAGCAGCCTTGGCGGCTACTTCACGGATATCCGCCAGCGATGGGGCATTCAACTTGCGCAGCAACTCAGCAATTGGATCAATTGCTTCCTGTGCGTCCTCATAGATCTCTTCAAAAAGTTCATGGTACTCAGTGAAATCTTCACCGACAACATTCCAATGCGCCCCATGGGCCTCAAGATAGAACGCAATGTTATCTGCGTGGTACTGCTGCAAGCAGGCAATAAGGGCGGCCTTATCAGCGGATGGCTGACCCTCAACTTCAACAGCCTTCACCACAAGATCGTCGTTAATTTCGCTAGCAGCAGCATTCTCAATAATTTCGCCCACGCCGCTTGAGCGGAGGCTCTTAAGGGCGCTCTGCAAGTATGAGCGCTGATTGGCGGGGATACCGACAACCGACGACTCAAGCAAACGAACGCTATCAATTACATAGGTTTCCTCGCCATCAGTGTTTTTCTTCTTGGAAACCTTATCAACTCGTGCACCAATAGAAAGACCAAGCTTGACGCCGCGCTTAATAGCACGATAGGTCTTCATGGCAAGTGGGTTCTCATCTTCGCCGACAACGCGAACATCAATGTCAAGGTCGTAGACCTCTTGACCAAGCGTTTCATCAAAACGCTTGACAATGCGCGCATCTGTTACTGACCCAAAAAGGTCGTCCGGCACGTTGTAATTGTGGTTGAGGAAGACGGTCATATTCTGCTTTGCCGTCTCTTCCATGGACTTGAGAGCCGCGAAGGTCATCTCGTCACCATGTAGGTCGCGAATGGTCGAGGAGGTTGTTCCTCGGACATGAAGGTCGCCGTTATCGGCGGTATAAGCCTTCAACGCGTTTGTGTAAAGCTTGAAGTCCACGAAACCTCCTAATGCGGTTAGTTGATTTGCCAATAATCTAAGCGAATATTACACCCGTCAATACCTGACATTTCTGCCTGGTTTTCGGGGGGTTTTCGCCCCTTTACTCCATCAATATACAGAGATTGTAACAGAAAAGTGACAAGATGCGATCTACGGATTAAGATTTCTCTATCTAATCTTCATCATTGCTTAATCAAAGTGCTATACTTGCCGCATGGCTCCTTGCACACTTTGCAATGAAATCAACTACTCTGGCGATCAGATCAAGGATCTCGCCCGGGCGCTGATCCGTCTTCAGCGTCAAATTCAACCGGTTATTGAGTCTTATGAAAAAGGGCGGCGCTCACACCCGCGTTGTGCCTCTTGCGGCATTTTGGCTGGAGCCGAGCACCTAGTTACCGAGCTGACCCCTGAGCCAATGATCCCTCGGGCTCGCGGTCAAAAGCGCTATAACGTGTGCCAATGGTGCTTTACCGACCTTCATAAGAGCCGGCAGAGCGTGCCGCAGCGCAGGAAGATCCAACTGCGCGTGGACGAAATGCTCAAGGGGGAAGACGAAGAGACAGCAGACTCAGATATTGACAGCATCATGCGGGCGATCCACAATGAGCTGGCAAGCCTAGGGGTTGAGCCTAGCCATAGGCATGAAGAAGACGACGGGGCAGATGACGACTCCGAGCATTGAATCAACGCTTGAAGTCCAATTTGTAGACGGAGTCTTTGTCGTTCCAGTATATTGGGCAAAGGCTCTGAACAAACGGACTATCAACTACATTAACGGTATTCGTGTAGTGGACTGCACTATTGACGAGATGCGTCATTTTGTTAACACTGATGCAGTCCAAGGTTTTGTGGCCAATGCCATGAGGAAACAGCGAAACGGAAGGCGATAATGGCAGAACAGCGATCCCTCATCCAGCGCCTTTTGGGGACAGCCCCCGAGTCACCCGTGCAATCCGTGAAGGAGTTGCCGGGCCTTGTCCCAGATATGGGTCCATACGCCCGTGGTGCCATGGGCATGCAAACCATTACCAAGATGAGCACCGAGCAACTTCGTCGCTGGTCGCGGCTTAACCCTTGGATTCGCGCTGCCATCAACCTTCGCCGCACCCAGATCAGTCGCTCTAAGTGGGACATTGTTGGTGTTGATAGCAACATCATTGCCAATCCTAAGACTGTAGATCGCATTAAAAACCTTTTGCGACACCCAAATCCAAAGGGCGAGTCATGGCGTTCGTTCATTGAGCCAGTTGTTGAGGATATTCTCGTCCTTGATCAGGGTGCCATTGAGATTGAGAAGACCGCTGGCGCGCGCGTTAGCAGCATCAATCCAATCGCCTACCTGTGGAATAAGGATGCCGCCCGCATTGCTTTTGACAAGGAATGGGATGGTCGAGATCCAAGCAAGGCACGCTATTACGAGCTTGATGGTACCGGTCAGCAGGTTGCTAAGTATCGCAATGACGAACTGATCGTTATCATCGCGAATGCCGTTACCTACAGCCCAATTGGACTTTCGCCGCTAGAGGTTCTTGCCGACACAATTGAGGCAGATATTAATGCTGCAGCCTATAACAGCAAGGCAGTTTCACAGGCAGCCCCTCCAGGCGTTCTTCATCTTGGCGAAGGTGTCCGACCAGACCAAGTAGATGCATTCAAAGCCTATTGGGAAGCAGAAGTGGCTGGTCGCAGCCAAATCGCAATTACTGGCGGTGGTAAGGGCATGCAGTGGATGCCGCTTGCGGCTTCCAACCGCGATATGCAGTTTATGGAGTGGCAGGTCTATCTTGCCCGAAAGATTTGCGCCGTTTTTGCCGTTCAACCCCAAGACATCGGTATTTCGTTTGACATCAACAAGAGCACCGCAGAGACCGGCGCGGCGTTCACGTATGACAACGGTGTTGTTCCGCTTGCTGACCTCATTGCCGAGTACATCACCAAGGAAATCATTGCCCTCTACGACAAGGATTTGCGCTTTGTCTTCACTGAGGTTGGGCGAACCGCCCAGCAGGCTATTGCCGAGTACAACAAGATGGCGCTTGGCGGTCTGCCATGGCTGCGCATCAATGATGCCCTTCGCGAGCGCGGACATGATGGTATTGGCGAAATTGGTGACCAGATACTGTTCCAGACGCCAAAAGGCTATGTCCCGTCGGACCGCTATCAGGAGTATTTGGATACGGTTGTGTTTGGCAAGCTGGCTGCAGAGCCCAATACCCCACCAGTTCCCGACGGATCTTCGCCAGCTCCAATCCCAGATGGCGGCGATATGACCCCAAATCCAGCCGCAACAACTGAACCTAGCCAGATCCCAGCCGACCAGACCAAAGCCGTTGGCGACTCTTGCATCGTTTGCGACATTGATGGCACGTTGACCATCCACGACGGAAGCGACGAGGTCAATGAGGCAGTCGCTGAGCATCTTCGCCGAAGCGCAGATACCCATGCCATCTACATTGTCAGCGCTCGATCTATCAAGCGACTAGAAGAGACGCGGGCATGGCTGGAAGATAATGATATTCCTCACGATGAGATTTATCTCAGTGACTTCCCGGTGGGCGCTGGTCTTCAGTACAAAAAGTACAAGATCTCTAAGCTCATCAAAGAGGGAAAGAACATCGTTGAGGCGATTGACAATGATGCCGATGTCCGTGCCGCCTATAAGGCGCAGGGAATTCAAAATGTTCATGGACCAGAGGATGTCGCAAAGTCATATAAGGCAGTGGACTATTCTGGCATTAGCCTAAATGTTCCAGCTGCTGTTAAGTCAGAAGCAAAGCGCGGTCTTGACTGGCACAAGCAGTACAACCGTGGCGGCATTGGACCCGGTCAGCAGACCGCACGAATGCTGATGAGCAACACGATGACAATTGCACGAGTTCGCAAGATGCGTGCGTTCCTTGCTCGCCATGAAGTTGATAAGCAGGGTAAGGGCTTCCGGCAGGGCGAGGAAGGATATCCTTCGGCTGGTCGGATTGCCTGGGCGCTCTGGGGTGGAGATGCTGGCGTCTCTTGGTCTAACAAAGTTATGCGACAGGTTGAGGCGCGCGAGCGCAAGGGATGACCGAAAAGACGTACCACAGCCAGCCGTGCTACTGTATTCCATGTCGGGTGATGGCATCCGAGAAAGGGCTAAAGAAGGGAGAGGCTAAGAGTGACTCAGCACAACTACGAGAAGGCGTTCGGGGAGGGACACAAGTACAACGAACTGGTCGCCGACTTCCTAAAAAGCAATGACATTGACTGCACGGTTCCAGAGCTAGAGATCGCAACAGATCCGGCAGACTGGAAAAAGTTTACTTCGGCAGAGAAAGACATCATCTTATCTAATGGTGATGTTCTAGAAGTCAAGTCAAGCTCACAAATCTTCACCGAAGATCCAGCCTCATGGCCGATGCCCCGCGTCATTGTTGACACATATAGCGGCTACAATGGCAAGAAGAAGCGACCGATTGCCTATATCTTCATCAGCCAAAAGACCAAGGCTATGCTCGCAATGTCCACCGAGAAACCCTCTCGCTGGGTAGTAGAGCGCAAATATGATCGCTTCCGAAACAAAGAAGACGACTTCTATTTTGCCCCGAAGACCATGCTTCGCCCTATTGGCAAATTGGTTAGTTATTTAAAGGATCGAGTAAAGTGAAGCGATCGTATATGCGTAAAACGATTAAGCACAAAGATCCTGTTACCCCAGAGATTCGCGCCCTTGTCTTGACTCGTGATCGTGGCTGTTTAGCCCCCAAGATTGGCATGCCCGGATACTGCGGCAGCCAGTTTGGACCGGCTAAAAATCCGCCCCTTGAGATTGATCATGTTAATAATTCTGGGCTGGGCAAGCGGGGTCCATCAACCCCAGAAAACCTTGCCACCCTTTGCGGCTTACATCACCGCATGAAAACTGAGCAAGCGCGCGTTTGGCGCCCAAAGTTGAATGAATATCTTGATCGGCTTTATGTCAAGAAGGGCACAGAAGACCACTCCTCTTGACATGTCAATGGGGGACCTCGTACAATCTTCCAAGAAGTAGAAAGGAGGCATCATGGCAAATTGCGTTAACTGCGGAAAAGAGGTAGTTTCGCCTGATGCTGCCCGGTGCTGGTGGTGCAATCATGCCCACCGATCAACTTCGGCCATGGGCTCGCTGAAAGCCCGGGCAAAAGAAATAGAAGCGCTAAAAGCTTCTGGCATGACGATGGTGGACATTTCAAGGAAACTTGGGATTAGCCGCCAGCGCGCATACCAGATTCTTGGAAAGGTGAAGAAGTGACCGAGACGCGACAGATAGATTTGGAGCTTCGCGGACAGAGCTGCTTTGTTGCGGCAGTAGCTTCCCATAACGATGCGGCATCGCTTGGGAGCGCACAGACCTCCGATAAGGAGAAGGTGCTTCTGTCGGTGGTGGACCTTGCACATGACCTGCTGGAAAGCAGCATTGCCCAGTTGGGCGAAAACCTGAGCGCCGAAGAGCGCCTTTGGATTGATCGTGGTATCAGTCTTGCTTGCGAAGAGTGGCTTCGCTCGCCGGAAGACATTAATACGGTAGGTGTCTAAACTTAGCGGCGAAAAGGGGAGGGCTTGGCGGCTCATGCAACGAGCCACCTGTGCTCAGATCTGGCAGGTGATAGACGATAGTTGCATCCCACACGATGTGGTGGCAAAATACCTGAAGTGCCACCCGCAGTATCTGAGGGATCTACGGTTTGGTCACGTCAAGATGAGCGCCCCGATGAGGGCGAAGATCTGTGACTTCCTCGGGAAGTCTGAGGAAGAGTTGTTTGGAGAATATCTGCGTCAATCCGCAGAGTTAGTGAAAGGAAGGTAAGGAATGGCTTACGGTAATAGCGCAGCCCCAGAGAAGCGTAAGGCTTTCGCGGCTGATTATGTTGAGGTTGCAGATCGCATCCGCGCTTGGTATGAGGCGTATCCAAATGCTCGCATTGAGACTGAGATTGTTTCTATTAGCGACAAGTTTGTGGTCGTGAAGGCTCAGGCATTCCGTGGCGAATCGCCCGATGAAAAGCCAGCCGGCATTGGTCACTCATCCATGAATATTCCAGGCAGCACGCCGTATACCCGTGGCTCCGAGTTGGAGAACACCGAGACGAGCGCTGCTGGTCGAGCACTGGTTATGGCCGGACTTCCATCCAAGAAGATTGCCTCCGGCGACGAAATTCGCGCTAAGAGCGGTGTTGCCCCAAAGGCTGATCCTATCGTTGCTGCTGCCAAGTCTATTTTTGAGGATGTTGAATCCAAGGAAAGCCCTGTTGTTCTTGGATGGCTTGACGCTATTCAGGGCGCTTCAGACTCTGATGAGCTGCAAAAGGTTGGGCAGCAGATTGCATCCCTTGACCTTTCTGACAATGAGCGTGGATTGCTTCAGAACGCTTGGAAAAACAAGCGCACGAAGTTTGCCTAATGGAGCTTATTAAGTACGAAGAGCGGCACCCAGAACACGTAAGTGTCAGCGAACTTCGGGAGTTCATGTCGTGTCCGCTGCGCTGGTGGTATAAGTACCGACTTGGTCTTTGGACCGATAAGACAACTCCATTTTTTGCTTTGGGTACGGCTGTGCATGCAGGCCTTCAGACATGGTATGAGCCTTTCAATGGGGCAAAGAAGTTTGGTGACCTAGGGCGGTCGTATGACAATTATGCGACGACGTATGCTATTGAGTCCCAAAAGGTAGATTGGATGGCAGAAAAAGATGCTGACCCGATTGGTCAGCAAGTAATGGGCAAAGAGATGCTCAGGGCTGCCTTGACTATCGGCGACGATTGGAAGGCCCACGCTGTTGAGCGAACTATGTTTGCCGAGATCAAGCACAGCCGATTGGGCAAGTTGCCGATTAAGTTGAAGGCACAGGTGGATATGCTCACCGAAGAGAAAGATGTTGTTGAGCATAAGACCGCATCGCGCAAATGGGAGCAGGGTCGCGAGCATGGTGACATTCAGGCGACCGCCTATGTGCTTGCAGTGCGCGAGAATTTCGGTCATGATCCCCTAGTTACGTTCAATATCATCAGCAAGTCGGTCAAGGAGCCGAATGTTGACCGTCGGGAGACACGGCGCGGTCAGGATGAGTTGGATAAGCTATATATCTCGGTTCGTGCGTTTATGGAGGCGCAGGAGAAGGGTGTTTACCCGAATCCAACCTCTTATGCGCATGCTACGTGTGAATATCGGAGGATTTGCGACGCATGGGAGAGTCATCCACAAAAACTACCCGAGCGCAAGGTGCTCAAGCAGCTCGTTCCGGGGCTACGGGAGAAGAAATCAGCCACGGAGTAGTTGGGAGGTCCATTACTGACTGGTTAGTATGGATTTTGAACGGTACTAACAAGCAGGGGCGCATGGGCGACTTCATGGGGGCAGCTCTTGGCAAGAAGTTGACCCCAGACCAGTACAAAATGATCGCCGCACTCTACAAAGATTGGCCCAACGGACCGGAATCAATGATGTTGGCGATTTGCGCCACCGCCATTAAAGACCCAAAGGGCAATCCCCTTGAATATTTGATGAAAATTAAGCAGTCAAAGGTTAGCAAGCAGGTAAAAAGCACTAGGAAGGAAGGATTTAGCCGTGACGACTATGTTGAGTCTTGATTCCAAGCAATATGAAGAGAAAATGCTTGGTATTGCAGGCGTTCCGCCGCGATATTTAACGCATTCCTTCAGTAATTTTGCTGTTTCCGATGCGACCGAAAAGGCGTTAAGCGTTGCGACTGAGTGGGCAGCGCTAAAAGACCCAAAAGATCGCGGTTTTATGCTTCTTGGTCACCCAGGAGTCGGTAAAACGCACCTTGCAGTCGCTGCGTTGCGAGAAATTGCGCACCTTTGGTCCGCCGATCGAGTGCAACGGTCTGATTCCGATGTGTATCTTCCACCGAGCAGCATGCTTGAGCGCCAGATGCGTTTTTTGAATGTGCCGATTCTGCTTGATGGACTGCGGGAGGGCATGAAATATACCGAAAGCCCCGCCCAAGAGCTTTATAAGTACTGCCTCAGCACAGCCTCCGTAGTGGTACTAGATGATTTTGGCAAGGAAAAAGCGACTGACTGGGCAACCGAGCGTCTGTATGTGTTGATTGAAAGCCGATACCAGAACCTCAAGTCCACAATTGTCACGACCAATCGCACATTGGACGAATTGGATGATTTAGGATATGGTGCAGCAGTCAGCCGGCTTCAAGAGACGTGCCGAGTAGTAAGGGTTGACGCTAAGGACTATCGTCCACAGTTGGGAGCGAAGAACCGATGAGTAAGATTTTGACACATGCGTCGTTTTTTAGCGGCGTGGGAGGAGTAGATCTTGGGTTTGAACGAGCCGGAATCCGAACAGTCAGCGTCAGCGAAATTGACCCCTTCGCCCGATCCATCCTCGCGAGCCGGTTCCCCGATGTACCCCAACTCGGAGACATTGTCGCACTTGCAGATCGTGAGCTTTCCAAGCCTGTTCAGCAATCAGCCGACGAAGTTCAACGATGTAGCCGACCCGTTGACGGTATCGGCTGGACCCCCAGCGGTGATGATTGGAAGGCCGCTGACATCTGGAGTGCAGGATTCCCCTGCCAAGACCTCTCAGTCGCTGGAAAGCGGAAAGGATTTTCTGATGGAAAACGATCAGTCCTCGCCTTCACATTCCTCAACCTTGTGGAGCGATTCCGACCTCGGTGGCTCGTGCTGGAAAACGTTCCGGGTCTCTTCACTTCCAACAACGGACGAGACCTCCTCGCCCTCCTCCGTGAAGTGGACGAACTCGGGTATGGTGTTTCGTGGCGAACTCTTGACGCGCGCTTCTTCGGAGTCCCCCAGCGGCGCCGTCGAGTATTCCTTGTCGCGAGTCTTGGAACCGAACGCGCCGGAGAGGTTCTTCTTGAGTGCGAAGGCGGCTGTGGGCATACTCAGGCGGGCGAATCGTCGTGGTCGCAAGCTACCGGAAGCCCTGAACGAAGCCCTTACGTCGCTGGCGCTCTCCTCGCCCGATACCACAAGGGAGCTACAAGCACCGTTGAAAACGGACAACTCGTCGTCACTACCGCTCTTACCCGAGGAGGACTCGGCGGAGGATTTGGTGCAGACGACAACGACGCTCAGGGAAACAAGCTCGTTGTCGGTTCGGAGGCTTACCCCAGTGGAGTGCGAGCGTCTGATGGGTTGGCCGGACGGGTGGACGATTCCCACATCCGAGCAATGGGCGCCGCGATCCCGAGCCAAGAAGACATCCGAGTAGAGCACAATACGTATAGCATCCGAGAAGATGCCAAGGCTGGAAACTTCTCGGCTACTCCGATTGATACGGCGCTTGCGCTCAACGCTGTCTGGCCAAGCGTTCAGAGCCATCATGCTCAGACGTTTATTGCTTCTGCGTATCGGAAGAGTAAGCGCGCACAAAGCACGGAAGACCACGAGACATGGGTGGATGATGGTGTGGCAAACACGATCAACCTATTTGACTCCGGCGATGTGCGAACAACGCACGCTATCGTTAGCCCAGCCGTAAACGATGCAAACCCGCTCCTGCCGCTTGGAATGGATTCCAATCGCTACAAGGTGTGCGGTAACGGGGTTGTATCTAATGTTGCAGAATGGATTGGTCATAGGTTAGTGGAGGTTGATACAAAATGGACCGAAATGCGATGAAGCGAACAGCAGAGTCAGTCACAGAAGGGCATCCAGATAAGATTTGCGATCAAATCTCCGATGCCATCCTTGACGCATATCTATGCGATGATCCGCTCTCTCGGGTTGCTGTTGAGTGCGCTATCAATGCTGACCGCCTCTGGATTTTTGGTGAGGTGACCAGCAAAACAGAGGTTGACCATGCAGAGATTGCACGCGGGGTTATTCGCGATATTGGCTACACCGCAGAATCTGGCCTTGACCCAGAAGCCTTGCGCATTGATGTAAACATCAACCGCCAATCACCAGATATCGCTCGCGGAATTAACCTTGGCGAGCAGATCGGTGCTGGCGATCAAGGGATTGTGTACGGCTACGCCGCCCTTGAAACGGACGATTACATGCCGTTGCCGATTCATGCAGCGCACCTCCTAGCAAAGAGGCTTGCTGGCGCCCGAAAAGGTGGCTTAGCGCCCTTTCTACGCCCTGACGGTAAAACGCAGGTCTCCGTGGCGGAAAACGGCCTTATAGAGGACGTGGTGGTATCGGCGCAGCATGCAGATGGCACCGATCCAGATGAGTTGAAAGACTTTGTTCGTAGCTTGGTGCAAAACTCACTTGGCATGTACCTTTTGCCAAATGTAACAATCCATATCAATCCGACTGGCAGGTTTGTGATTGGTGGTCCGGCATCGGACTCTGGATTGACTGGGCGAAAAATCATCGTAGATACGTATGGTGGCGATGCGCACCATGGCGGTGGCGCATTCAGCGGCAAGGATGCAACAAAGGTAGATCGTTCTGCGGCATACGCGGCACGACACGCAGCCAAGAGCATTATTGCGAATAACATTGCAAGCAAGGCGGAGGTAGCAATTGCCTACGTCATCGGTCAGGCAGAGCCGGTACAAATCTCTGTGCGCACCTTTAATACTGGCAACATCCAGATGGCAGAGAACTTTGTAAAAGGCGGTTGGGACTTCCGCCCGGCTGCCATCATTGAGCGCTATGGTCTGCGTTCACCAATCTATCGCCCAACTGCGACGTATGGACACTTTGGCGGTCATGCACGTCCATGGGAGAAGATTCTTTCATGAGCGTGTACGAGACGTACATTTATGGAACACCTGTACCACAAGGATCTGCTCGAGCGTTTAATCGCGGCGGAAAAGTCGTGGTGACAAGCGATAACCCAAAGTTAAAAAACTGGCGAGCCCTCTCTACGTTTGTCTTGAAAAGCGACATTGCCAAAGTGGCGCAGTTTGATGGTCCAGTTGCTGTCAACCTTGCGTTCTACTTTGAGCGACCCAAGTCCCACCTCAACGGCTCAGGAAGCCTGAGGAAGGGATACAGCAGCAGCCATACCGTCAAGCCGGACTTGGACAAGTTGGTGCGAGCCATCTTGGACGCCGGAACCGATGCAGCGGTGTGGCATGATGATGCGCAGGTCGTCCGCTTGACGGCCAGTAAGCAGTATGTCGGCTCATCTGGCAAGGAATCTTTGCCAGGGGTACGAGTACAGATATGGAAGGAAGGAACCAATGATTAAGGTTCAACTCATCGGTCGCGTCGGCTCAAAGCCTGAGCTTCGCACCACCAAGGCGGGTCGCCCCGTCGCCAACTTCAACGTCGCCGTGTCGGCGGGTAAGGATGCCAATGGGGAGTATGTCTCCAAGTGGTATCCAGTCACCTGCTGGGATGGTCGCGCCGAATTGGCGGTAAAGATCGTGGAGAAGGGTGACCTGCTCCTGATTGAGGGCAGCCCAGAAGTTAGTACGTGGACTGACAAGAAGGAAGAGGAGCACACCGAGCTTATGGTGCATTGCAAGTTCCTCCAGCTCCTTGCACGCAGCGGTAAGCGTGGTGGCGACGATGTTGCCCCGGTCTCTGCGATTGGTGTGCAGGATGCCACCGGTCTGGATGACCTTCCGTTCTAACCAGTAGGTAAGCGAACATGCTCCCACCTCACAACTCTAAGATTGCGTTCTACCTAATTTTGGAGAACCAAATGCTTGGCATTGTGAAGGCTGGGGGCGTGTATCGCTTCTTTTGTTTTGACGAACTCCGCATGGACCCAGCATCGTTGGACATTCACGATGAACACTGGGGCATGACGTTTGAGGAATTTAGCGACAACGCAAAGATCTATAACCACAAAGAGAATCCAGAGATTCTGGAGTTTTACCCAGAGTCACAGAATCAAATGATGCTTGAGTACGCATGGAACAACGGGCAAACCATCACCGCCCTCATGCTTGCTGATTTAGTCAAGGTCTTTAAACCTGTGCAGTACGGGCGGATCAAAAAGGTCCCCTAGCCCTCTGGTATACTGCCCCTCCCCAAATCTATAGCGGAGGCCCTATGGCTATCACGATCACCGACGCAACATTCCAACATGATGTCCTCAACTCCAAGAAGCCAGTCATCGTGTATCTGTGGGCATCATGGTGTCAGCCGTGCAAGGCACTTGCGCCGGAGATTGCTGAAGTGGAGCGTCTGCATGGCACCAAGGTCACGATTGGCAAGGTCAATGTGGACGAAAATGCCGCCATCGTCTCGTCGCTAGAGATTAAGTCTGTCCCTACCATCCTGTTCTATGCTGGTAACGCTGCTGCGCCAATCGCTATCATTGGTGCTACTACCGCCCGCACGATTATTTCCCGATTCAGGCTTGAGGAGTTGTCGGATTGATCTCGTCCCTCAATCGCGAATTTTTTATATTTTTTAGGGCACCGTCACCCCTCCCTCCCTGCTCCCGCAGGTCAGGGGGTTGCCGATGACTCAGCCACACATCGAGTCAACGATTATTGAGTATGCTGCCGTTACCGACTTGCAGCCCCATCCAAACAATGCGCGAGAAGGCGACATCGGTGCCATCATCACCAGCATTAAGGAGAACGGATGGTTCGGGACCCTAGTGGTCCAGAAGTCCACGAAGTACATTCTTGCCGGCAACCATCGCTACAAGGCAGCCGTCCAGATCGGCATGACCCATGTACCGGTCTACTGGGTAGACTGCGACGATCAGCGTGCCCTTGCCATCCTTGT